TGCTCCTTCGGATCGCCTGAGGGTGAGGCCTGCAAGCTTCCCTGCGTCTGGTGCGCGGAACAGGCTGACGAATTAATTAAAGTTTTCCACAGGTTTTGTGGGGGCGTTGAATTGGAAGCAGAGGTCAAGTCGTAATGGTCCGCAAACCCGCATCATCCAAGGCTGTCGCGCCATCGGCGCCGCGCACGGTTGGGCGTCCGTCGAGCTATTCGGACGCCATCGCTGACGTGATCTGTGAGCGCATGATCAATGGCGAAAGCCTCCTCAAGATTTGCTCTGATGCTGATATGCCGTCGCGGTCTGCTGTTCACCGCTGGTGTCGCTCGAACCCAGATTTCGCCGCAAGGTGCGCGCACGCGCGCGAAGAGATGACACACTACCTCGTCGATAAGATCGAGGTGATGGCTGAAGAGACGACTGAAGAGAACTATCAGAGCCAGAAGGTGAAGATCGCCGTCGCGCAGTGGCGCGCGGAAAAGATCGCGCCGCGCATCTACGGGCCGCGCGTCAACACCGAAGTCAGCGGCACCACCGTCCAAGTCGTGAAGACGACCATTGACGTGCGCCAGCTCGACGCCGACAGCCGGGAGGCCTTCAAGCAGGCGCTGCTAACCGCGAAGACCATTGAGCACGATCCGAATGAGGGGCAGCATGGGTAAGTTCCACTCAAACCTGATCCCCAAGCGCAGGCCACCGAAAAGCGACGCCGAGATCGAGGCCGCTGGCCGGGCGAAGCTTGAGCGCATGGTCATCCTGTCCGACCGCGCACGGTCCAGCAAGCTCAAGGTGTCACTGCCCAAGATGTCATGGGAGACGAGCGAATGAAGCACCGTGTTGTCCGCTGCGGCTATCACTACTCATTCGGCTGGCTGCGCCGCCCGGAGTCAGATGGCGACGAGGGCTATTGCTATGAGGCGCCGGACGGCGACCTGATTTATTCGGGCGTCAATGATCACCGTGAGGAGATGTACCTCTACGAGATCATCGACCGCCAGACGGGCGACCACTATCTCATTGACAACGTCGGGCTGGAACAGGGATGAGCCGGTTCATCGAGTTCGACGGCCAGACCATCGACATTGATCGCCAGCTCTACGAGATTTCCGTGGCCGAGGCTGAGGAGAGCTTGGTCGAGTTCGTCACACAGGCTTGGCCGGTCATTGAGCCGGGCCAGCCCTACAATCATGGCTGGCATATTGATTACCTCGCGGCGCACCTTGAGGCGATCACTGACGGCGTCGTCCTCGATGACGGGGCGATCTACAACCGCCTGCTGATCAACGTGCCGCCGGGCACGATGAAGAGCCTGCTGATGATGTTCTGGCAGGCGTGGGAGTGGGGGCCGCGCAACATGCCCCACATGCGCTACGTCTGCGCCTCTCACTCGCTCGACCTCGCCATCCGCGACGGCCTGCGTATGCGGCGCCTGATTACGTCCGACTGGTATCAGGAGCGGTGGGGCGACCGCGTCCAGCTTACTGGCGACCAGAACCAGAAGACCAAGTTTGAGAACACGGCCACCGGCTTCAGGCAGGCCGCAGCCGCCGGGTCGATCACCGGCTCGCGCGGCGACCGCGTGATCATCGACGACCCGCACAGCGTTGACGGCGCCAACAGTGACGCGACCCGCGAGAGCACGGTCCAGTGGTTCCTTGAGGCCGTGCCGACCCGCCTCAACAACCCGGACAGCTCGGCGATCATCGTCGTGATGCAGCGCCTGCATGAGGCCGATGTGAGCGGCGTGATCCTCGACAAGCAGCTCGGCTACGACCACGCGATGCTCCCGATGCGCTATGATCCGGTGCGCGCCCGGCCCACGATGCTCGGCATCGAAGACCCCCGGCAGGAAGACGGCGAGCTTCTATTCCCGTCGCGCTTTCCCATCGAAGTGGTGGAGCGCGACAGCAAGGTCATGGGGCCTTACGCCACGGCGGGCCAGTTCCAGCAGGAGCCAGCGCCCCGAGGCGGTGGCGTCATCAAGGCGCAGTGGTGGGAGACGTGGATGGAGCCCGCCTATCCGCCGCTCGACTACATCATCGCCAGCTTGGACACGGCTTACACGACCAAGCAGGAGAACGACTTCAGCGCCCTCACGATCTGGGGCGTCTTCAGCGGCGACATCTCGACCATGCGGGCCGAGAACTTCGTCAACGCGCGCGGCAAGTTCAAGTCGAACGCCGAGGAGGCCGCTCGTTTCGACGAGGGAGTCCGCATCCGCGAGATGCTGGAGTACAACCCCGAGAGCGTGCCGCGCGTCATGCTGATGGCCGCTTGGCAAGCGAAGCTTGAGCTGTCCGACCTCGTCACCAAGGTGGCCGAGACATGCCGCAAGTGGCGGGTGGACAAGCTGCTGGTCGAAGGCAAGGCGTCGGGCCTGTCCGTCGCGCAGGAGATCAGGCGCCTGCACGGCAACGAGGACTGGGCCGTCCAGATCATCAACCCCGGCTCGCTCGACAAGCTGGCGCGCGTCTACTCGATCCAGCACCTGTTCAGCGAGGGCATGATCTACGCCCCGGATCGTGGCTGGGCCGACAAGGTGATCCAGCAGTGCGAGGTCTTCCCCAAGGGCAAGAACGACGACTTGGTGGACACTGTCAGCCAAGCCTTGCGCCATTTGCGCGAGACGGGCTTGCTCGTCAGGGCGCCTGAGCGTATGGCTGAGATCGACGCCGGACGCCGCCACGTCGGCGCCGGACCTTCCCCGCTCTATCCAATCTGAGGACGACCATGATACCCGCCCGCGCCACTGTTGACGTGATCCGATCCGCCACGCCTGTCGGCATGGGCAGCTTCCGGGTGGAGGTCTGGGGCGACGAGCCCAACGATTATGTGCGCGTCTATACGATCAATGCCATGTCTGATACACTTGCGGCACAAGAAGGTCTCCGTCGCTTCGTCGATGAGATCGAACTGCTGCTGTCCAAAGAGGGCTGAATATGCCTGTGCCCGGCCTCGTAAATCCGAATATTCGCCTCCCCGGCCTGCCCGAGGCGGCGATCCCGATGCCGGATGTCGCCGTCGAAGCGGACAATGGCCCGGCTACGGAAGCCCCGGATAACGAGCCAATCCTGCGGATTGAGCACGAAGACGGCTCGGTCACGATCAGCCTCGACGGCAAGAGCCTTGTCGATCAGCCCGGCAAGGCCAAGGGCGACTGGTTTGACAACTTGGTCGAGGACATCGACCAAGGCGCGCTCGGCCAGATCGCCGACGACCTGCTGCGCGGCATCAGCGACGACATTGAAAGCCGCCGCGAGTGGATCGAGGGCCGGGCCACCGGCATCAAGCTGCTTGGCCTGAAGCTGGAGATCCCCGGCCTTGGCGGGTCGGCTGACGGCGCTCCGGTCGAGGGCATGAGCCGCGTCCGCCACCCGCTGCTGCTTGAGGCGGTCCTGCGCTTTCAGGCCAACGCCCGCAGCGAACTGCTTCCGACCGATGGCCCGGTGAAGATCCGCGACGACGGCAACAACGGCTCGCTCTCCACCGACCAGCTTGCCGACGCGCTTGAGATGGACCTGAACCATTACCTGACGGCCACGGCGACCGAATACTATCCCGACACCGACCGCATGTTGCTGATGCTGGGCTTTGGCGGCACGGCCTTCAAGAAGGTCTACTTCTGCCCCCTGCGCGGGCGCCCGGTGTCCGAGAGCGTCGATGCCGATGACCTGATCGTCAACAATGCCGCGACCGATCTGCGCAATGCCAAGCGCATCACGCACCGTTCGATGATGCGCTCAAGCACCGTCCGGCGCCTCCAGATCCTCGGCGTCTACCGCGACATCGACTTGCCGATGGCCAAGGAGCAAGACCTTGACGCCCAGCAGCGCGAGGAGCGTTCGGTTCAGGGCGTGGCGGCTGGCAGCTTCCGGCCCGAAGACCGCGACCGCGAGATCTACGAGTGCTATTGCGAGCTGGACATTCCGGGCTTTGAGCACAAGTTCAAGGGCAAGGAAACCGGCCTTGAGATCCCCTACCGGGTGACCATCGACCTATCGTCGCGCGAGATCCTGTCCATCGTCCGCAACTACGACGAGGACGACACGAACTTGCCCGAGGCGCGCACGAACTTCGTCAAGTACACGTTCGTCCCCGGCCTCGGCTTCTACGACATCGGCCTCCTGCACATCCTCGGCAATACCACGAACGCCATCACGGCGGCGTGGCGCGAGATGCTGGACGCTGGCATGTACGCCAACTTCCCCGGCTTCCTCTACGCCGACACCGGCGCCCGCCAGAACACCAACATCTTCCGCGTGCCTCCGGGCGGCGGGGCCTTGGTCAAGACGGGCGGCATGGCCATCCGCGACGCCATCATGCCGCTCCCTTACAAGGAGCCCGGCGCCGCCCTGATGAGCCTCGTCAGCAACATGGCCGAGACCGGTATGCGGATCGGCGGCACGAGCGAGGCGCAAGTCGGAGAGGGCCGGGCAGACGCCCCGGTCGGCACG